TGGTTATTGCAGCTTGCCCTACAAGCAAGCTCAGCAACAGGGATTGTTCAAAATTGACATACTCAATGTAAACGTCTACGAGAAGGTCCGCAGTCCTGCGCATTTGCAAGAACTATGTGATCGTGATCTCAACTGGCAGTTAATGACTTATCCTGAGTTTGTTGCACAACTGATCCATCTTCACAATCATGCTGATTTAACAGCACGATTGGCCCCTAAAAGTCTAGAAGACATTGCTATCATTTTGGCGTTGATTAGACCCGGTAAACAATGGCTTATCAATCGTTGTTTGGAACATGGGCTGTCTAGTGCTGATCCCGACATTTGGCAGCGCAGTGACCAAGGTTACCATTTTAGGAAATCTCATAGTTTTGGTTATGCCATGTTGGTGAAGGTTCATGCAGAAATAATCGTTGACGAAGTTTCACAATCATTATAATATAACACATAGAGAGGTATAATCATGCAGCTACAGCTAGCCAGTTCAATGTTTGGATGTCATGCCCATGTGGTGCATGAAGACAACACTTGGGATTTGGGATATATTGAAGACGCAGAACTTGCAGGTAAGTTTCGTCAACGCTTGCATGGTGATGTTTGGATGTGGCGCAATCCACGTTGCCAGCCACGTGAACTGCGAGATATTCTCGTAAGTCTCGAGCATGCAAGCGACCAGTTCAGTGTGCGCTTGCGTGCCGTGGAAAACAGTGATGATTTTTATGCTATTTTGGCTGTAAACAATGAACTGGTGGCCCGCACGCTTGCATGGAAAACCATGCAGCACTGGCAAAAGTGGAGTCGACAAGAAGAAACTCAATATCTAAGAGAACAGCGTGTTAAGTTTGAACCAAAAGTCAGTGCTGATGGTAAAACTGTAAAAGTGAGAGTGAAAGTTAGTACTCTAGGCGATTAAACTTCGCGCACCAAAGTAATGGTGCGTCGTTTTACTCGTTTGTTTAACATTTCACGTAGATTTACTGTGGGACCTTGAACTACACGACTTTCTTTGCTTGCAAAAGTTTTTAATACGGTTCTAAACTCTTGAAAGTCTTGCCCCATAAACAAATTTATGGGGATATTTCTGTTGCTTTCCCACCACCAAGTTTCACCACAAACTAGAAACCTTTTCTTGCGAACATCAGTCCAGTTGTCATCCCAAGCATAAATGTTGATAAACTGTTGATCAGCTTGTTGAATGATTCCTAGATACTCGTTGTTGAGATATTGCACTACACTGAGAAAGGGATATCTTTGTTGCAAGTCGGTTAGTTCCTGTGGTGTCATAGCAGTTTCCTTGTAACAGTTCAGCTAAATACTTATCAGATTAATCACTATTTTATTCATGATATGTCCACTATTACCCTTTATTCTTATCAACAACAGCTATATTGGATGTATGATGCACCTGGAACTTTCCTGCAGACATGGCCCATGATTCAATATAAGCAAAAAATATACAAAGGCGTTACTAACACCCTGCAAATGCTGGTGCGTAATGTTGATCGGAGACCTGTGGACATTACCGGTCTCACTCTAACTGCTCAAATGATTAATGTGGAAACACAACAGACAGTTTTGGTTAAAAGTGTCACAACTACCAATGCTGCTCAAGGCCAAGCTGTAGTTGACATACAAGAAACTGATATTCAGTTTTTGCCTTTGGGATTTTACAATATTCAGCTTACCAGCACTGATGACAGCAATGTGCAACGTTTTCTTTACAGTGATCAATATCAAGACATTGATGTGGCAGTGGAAATTTTAGCTGGCACTCAACGTGAACTTGTTCCAGCCACAGTAATCACTAACTTCACACCCACACCGCTCAACTGGTGGACTGATATTTTATACGTGAGTTCCAGTTTACCTGGCAATGCACAAACAGGTGAGACTTCGGGGACTCATACATGGGTGGTTTACACAACCAACTGGTTGGGCAAGCTTTGGATGCAAGGCAGTTTGACAGAAAATGTGCCCACAGATAACGAATGGTTTTTCATTCCTCTAACAGCTGACACCAACTACAAACAATGGACTGGCGACGATCAGCCCACAATATGGCAGGGCAGCACCACACAAAATCTCTACTGGGTGCGTTTTGTTTATCAAAGTGCTCTTGGCAACACAGGAACGTTTGACAAAATACTCTACAAAAGCTAAACCATGTAATGGTATCTGTAGCAGATGTAGTTGGTCAATGGATTCCTGCGCGAGCTAGAACCGCTAGTAAAGGCTGGAAAAGTGCAAATGCAGTATGTTGCAGCCATCGCGGACACAGGCCTGACACTCGTGGTCGTGGCAACTGGTTGATTGATGGACAATCACACGTTTCCTACAGTTGTTATAACTGTGGATATCGTTGTAGATATACAGGTGATGGCCTAACTGACAGTTTTCGCATGCTGCTGTCGTGGATGTCTGTTCCACAAGAAATTATTGACAGTTTAAAAATGCACGAGCTGCAAAAAAGCCTTGAAGGCAGCTCCAGCACAGATTCTCTTCCGGCCATTACGTTAGACGTGAAGTTTGAACCTGATGCTTGGCCCTTGAACAGCCAGTTAATGAGTAAACTTGTCGAGGAAAACAATCAAGATCCTGATTTTCTACAAGCTTGGCACTATATCAATCAGCGTGGCTCTAGTATCATGAGAAACAGTGAATACTTTTGGTCACCTCACGGGGGACGATGGAAAATGAAACACAGAGTTCTCGTTCCCATGAAAGATCACAAACAAGCCACAGTGGGTTACAGTGCGCGATGGGCAGGAACCCCACCTGCTGGGCAGCCTAGATATGTCAACAGCAAGTTGCCCACAGACTATTTGTTCAACAGTCATGTGCTGTATAATAGCAGACACTTTGTGATTGTAGTTGAGGGACTTTTGACTGCCATAAGTATTGATTGTGTAGCTGTCATGAGCCATGTGTTAAGTCAAGGGCAAATATCTCAGCTGCAAAAATCTGGCAAACAAATAATCATAATGCCTGATCAAGAACAACAGAATCAAGACTTAATTGATCAAGCATTACAGTTGGATTGGGCTGTGAGTTTCCCACAATGGGAAAAATCATGCAAAGATGCAGCAGATGCAGCTCAGCGTTATGGTGAGTTGTTTACAATAAGAAGCATAATTCAGTCTCGCACTACAAGTGATTTGAAAATAGGCGTATTACGACAGGCCATGGGTAAAAACAATGGATTCTAAAAAACACGAATACAGCGAGGCCAAGCAAAAGCTGTTGATTGATATATTAATGAGCAGTGAGGAAGTTTTTATTCGCTGTCAGAATATTCTCAAACCACAGTATTGGAATCAAAAGTTTCGCAAAGCCATCAAGTATATTTTGGACTATGTTGATGATCATAAAGCATTACCAAAAATACAACAACTCAATGTTGAGACTCAAAGTAACTTTGAGTTGATTCCTGATATCAACACACATCATATTGAAGCCTTTTTGCAGGAAATTGAAGAGTTTTGTAAAAATCGTGCATTGGCTGAAGCTGTGTTATCGGCAGTGGATCTTATTGAAAAGGGCAACTATGGTGAAGTAGAGAAACGAGTTCGCGATGCCATTCTCATTAGTTTGGTAAGTGATGTAGGCACAGATTACTTTGCCGATCCACGCGAACGTCTTAATCGTATCAAAAGCAACAACGGACAAGTAAGCACAGGCTGGAAAACTGTTGATCAGAAACTATATGGTGGTGTAAATCGTGGTGAAATCACTATTTGGGCTGCACCCAGCGGTGTGGGCAAAAGTTTGTTTTTGCAAAATCTCAGCTTGAGTTTTGTTAAACAAAAACTCAACGTGATTTATATCAGTCTTGAGCTCAGTGAAGAACTAACCAGCATGCGAGTTGACAGCATGTTGACTGGCGTAGCAACTACTGATATTTTCCGTAAACTTGATGACGTGGAAATCAAAGTCAAGCAAACCAGTCGTTCATCAGGAACTTTTCACATCAAGCAAATGCCACAAGGCAGCACAACCAACGACATCAAAGCCTATCTCAAGGCATATGAGATTAAAACCGGGCAGCGAGCAGACGCCTTGATTGTGGACTATTTGGATTTGTTGTATCCCAACAACAAAAAGATCAATCCCAGTGACTTGTTTATCAAGGACAAGTTTGTTGCCGAAGAGCTTCGCGGCTTGGCTGTGGAGCGTAAAATACTTTGCATGACAGCCAGTCAGCTAAATCGCGGTTCAATCAACGAGCAGGAACATGATCAAAGCATGATTGCTGGTGGTATCAGCAAAATCCACACAGCAGACAATGTTATCACAATCTATGCCACACAAGCTATGAAAGAACGTGGACAATACCAAATCCAGTTTATTAAAACACGTAGCAGCAGTGGCGTGGGCAGCAAGTTGTTTTTGGGCTATGATCCAGCAACACTGAAAATATTTGATCTTGAAGATCAAGGTCAAGTGCAACAGGCACAGGCAGGAGTGGTTACAGATGTGCTGGCTGATCTTCGTAGAAAAAGCACACAACCTCCGCCCAAATCAGATACTCAACCACCAGTTGCTGCAAGCAAAATGCAGGATCTCAGCAAGCTAACAAGCTTGATACGACGTTAATTTTTTACATCAGTTTCCCATAAATAAAGCAAATGTTTTTGCTTATGGGAAACTATTTTGAAGTCTAAATCTAGCATTCTTGAAGAACTTGACCGGCACATTGGCAGCCGCAACAAACACAGTGTTATAGAAAACCGTGTTATTCATCTAGTTGCCAACATGGCAAATCTTTGTGAACAAATCCGTATAACTTACAGTCAAGATCAAGCAGATGACTTGATTCGCCGTCTTCAGCGTGCGTTGTTGACAAATGATGACAAAAAGTTCACCCGCAAAATTAGCGAATATAAGAATCAAGAGAAGTAAATCCATGACCCAATCACTTGCTGTTTATGAAGACATTCGCAAAAATATAAATTTTATTGATGAAATACAACATCAAGACACAAATGAAGCCCTGGGTGATTTGGTAAAAAAAGCCCAAACTTATTGGTCAAAAAAGAAAACTGGTTGGGCTGGCCGAGAAAAACGGGCTGGACAACGTGCTGGACGACGCGAACTTGAACATTATGTTAATCAAAACTTCAAATGGTTGGGATTACTAATGGGGCGTCAAAACATAGACTGGACTGAATTAAGTTTTGGTAACATGCGTCATTTTTTCAAAGCACCAAGTAATCGTATTGGCTTGGATGATGCAGATGTTGATAAAGTTTTTGCCAAAGTTCAAAAGCAGTTTAACATACCTAATATCAAAAACAACGTCAATATAAATGACGATGCACTTACAAGCCAAGCGATTGTAAAAGGGCTTTTGAAACAAGGTATAGTGCAAGCACAAGCCAAGCAAGGGCTAGGCGACGGTTCACAAAAAGAACCTGCTGCAAGCACCACAGCTAATGCTCCTGCTGCCGCAGCTGGCAGCCCTGCAGCTAGTCCTGCATCTGCATCTTCCAATACTACGTCTGCAACATCTACATCGCCAGCTGTTCCAGCAGCAGCACCTGCTGCACAACAAGACCAAAAACCTTTTGATCCTCAGAAGCCCGATTTAGTAGTGGATATTAAAGGTCAACCAACAAAAGTTTGGAAAGTTCCTGTTACTCCACAAGCACCTTCAGGATGGGTGTATTGGAATCCAGTTGATAAGGTTTGGGTCAAACCCCCAGCTGGCAGTAAAGACGCTGACTGGTTTAATGACTATTATGCTGCTAAACAGGTAAAAGAAGGGGTTTCTCCCCAAGGACCAGCTGGCGCCCACACTGAAGATTTAGTAGCTGCACAGCAAGCTGAGCAGCAAGGCGATAAAGCCCTACAATATGAAAAGCTTGCAGATTACCATGAAAAGTTCAGCAAAATCAATAAGTTAAAACCTGCTGATCGTGTTCATCATATAACACAAGCAGGCATTTATCGCAGTGCTGCTCAAGCTGTTCGATCAGCCCAAGAAACTTTAGCCAAGAGTTCAAAATGAAACTATTTCAAGATTTGAATCGATACGTAACACAAAATGCCACAGTAAGCTTGGCTGGTAATAATCCAGTTAATGTTGCAGAGTGTTCTAATACTATTTTCCAAGGCTTGCTTGCCTTGCATGTTTTACGTCAAGAGCCAGAAAGTCATCATGTAATAAGAGAATACGCAGAAAACACGCTGCAAATAGCCAACAGCACAGGTTTGTATGAGTTTTTGCATGTCATGCATACTGAAGTATTACGTGAGCATGCTAGAGACGAAAAAAGTTATTTTACAAAAAGCGAAATTGACCAACAGATCCGTGTTACTCACGAATTTCTGCATGCATGTAGTGAGGTAACCTATCCGCAGTCCATGCAAAATCAAAGATTATTGCAGTTGGAGAGCAGTTATAAAATCACCAGCACTGCTGATAAAAAACTACGTCGTGATGTTGCCAACTGGCAGAAACTTGATGCTGACACACGCTGGTCAGTGTGCCAGAAACTTTGGGAAAACATTCATCGCACGCAAGGCTTGCGTGACCTACGCAACTGCTTGCGACGTTATGTGCAAGAACAAAAATGGCCTGCTCCTGTTACTGGAGAAAAACCACCTGTCAGTGCTGCCAACCGCATGCAGTTGCTGACTCGCCTACCAGTTGTGAAAGAAAACCTAGAAGCCAGTCAAGGCGTTAAAGATCTTGAACATGCATTGACTAAAACACAAGATCACAGCTATGAAAACATAGACAAAATCATGCGTGGTATTTGCCAAAAGTTGTCGATCAGCCCGCATCAACTGCATAAAGAGTTTGTCTCACAGCATCAGATGACACCCGACGACTGGGTTAGACAATCAAATGTGCGGGGTTTTAGAGAAGAAACTAATATACCCGAAGCTATAAAAGGCTGGAAGCATGCACAAAGTGACTTGGCAAAGTGGAGAGCTGGAAAAAAATCAGCATCGCAACCAGTTAAGCTTGTTTCTGTTAAAAAAGATGGTAATGAAAGCAAAATGCATGACGCTGTGAAAACATTTGATACACAAGACCAAGCTCTAGAATATCACAAACGTTTGATAGGTCTTAATCCTGGTAGAAATATCAAGCACAATCTATATGTTGATGGTCAGTTAGTGCAACTGCTGGATGCCACACACCTAAAAGAAGTTAGACATCAAATAGGTGCCGCTGCTGAAAAGGCTTTAAAAAAAGCTTCCGACAATGGTAATAGTCAAGCACGGGCTATAGAAAAATGGAAACAGTTGGACGCCAGAGAAAAAGAAATACAAGCACGCTCGGATGCAAATACCGGCAAGTATGCTAAAACACTTGACAATATAACCAGGCAAAAAACTCAAGTTGCCAAAAACGGGAACTTAAATGCATTTGGAAAACCAGTTTCAGAATCAGCAAGTGCGGGTGGAACCAGTGCTGGTGCAATAGCCAGCATGGCAAATCCCCAGGGGCAAGTAAATCGCAGGCCCAGTTTGTTTGGATATGTTCCTGAAGACGCGCCTGCACCAAAAAGAAAGAATATATTTCAAGTTGGGGATCAAGTGATATCCAGATGGGGGGACAGAAAAGATCAAAAACCTCACACTATTACCAAAATAGATGGGGATTTCATCCACACAGATGAACAAAGTTTTTTCAATCCCGAAAACTCCCTGTTCCATCATGAGAACTTTGTTCTTTACAAACGCCGACAAGACGTGTGAAACCCGCGTGATTTGGGCAAACCTAATAAATACTCATGCAAAAATATACTTGCACTTACAAGGAGAATAAACAATGACTGATCGCGTAAATGGATCTACATTTGCAGGTGAGTTCCTAACTG